TTTTTTCTAAATTTAAGGTTAAAAAATCTAATTCCGATTCCAAATTTATAAACTCGGGAATATATTCTTTGATAGGAGGGGGTGGCTTAGGGCCCCCTTCAGTAATTTTTTGAATAAACCCAGCTAACCATAAAATGTATTCTTCTCTTAAATTATAAGAAGGAATCAAACTTACATCAATCTTTACCTTACAATCATTTTTACTTTTACTCAGTACTTCATTGAAATCAATAAAATTATATTTCAGCTTATATTCTGTACCCTTAATTTCTTTTCGAATCACCTTCATAAGAATATACATATTTTCTAAAACATCTTTAGAAAATAGTTTTTCATTTTTCATTTTTTTGTAAATAGTCTCAGCAAGAAAAAGATATTGTGGCATGTTACAAATTCCATTTCATAATTTCCTCTTATTCTATAATATAGAATTATTAAATTAATATTACAAGAATTTACTCAAAGTTTTTTATTTTAAATTTTGAAGTAATATCAAAATATTAAGATAGTAATTCCTAATAAAAAGGTCTATTTCTTTTTTAAGAAATAGACCTAGCGAAAAAAGCGCTCAAACCTAAAAATGGCTGATTTAGTATTAGCTGCCCTTATTCAAGTTGGTACTATTAAGTAATTTAGAAAATGCTCAATTAACCTCTCTCTTTAAATTTCTCTGCTTCCATCTAGTCCCTACATCTTATGAAATGGACCCCATATTGCATTCATATTCTTGAGCTGCTTCTCTTCGTAGTTAAGCCTTTTTCTGATTAGCTTGAACTTGGGTCGGGGTTAGCTTGTTTGGATTGTATTTTTTTGAGCGTTTTTTGCTGGTTGCTTTAGATTTCATTTGCACCCACCCCCTTTAGCTCTTAACTTTTCAGCAACTAAACGATCAGCTACACGCTTAACTCGATTCCAAACAAAGTTGTGATCAATTTCAGAACGACCTTGATAAATACGTTCAAGTTGAAATGCCGTAACTGAATAATCCACTTCTAAGGCCAGTAAATCCCAATCTTCATTAAAAGCTGTAGCGTAGGGGGTCAATTGGTTTTTCTGTGCCCAAATACGCAATTGGCGAGCATCTGGACCACGCTTTACAACTGGTTTTGGCTTAGATTTGATTAAACCAGTGGAAAGCGCCCATTCAACACAAGTTTCGCAACGACAACATAAACGCTTGTACATAGGGCCGGTGCCGTGAGGCATATTGAGATCACGCCCTAAAGACTCAACCTGTCGGATTTTATTACCAGGATGTTTCAGCCATTTCTTAACTGCTTTTTCTAATGCTTTTCGCTCATCAGATTTAGCTGCTACGTTTGAGTAAGCAACTAATGCGTATTCAGATTTTTTCATATCAATAAATGCGTTCACTGTGCTTTACCTCCACCTATACGAGCATCATCCCAATCACATTCCACAATATCTAAGCCATCATGTTGAAATCTTGACCATAGACGGTCCCCAAGATCTTCGCGGACCTCAGAAAGACTTAGGTTTGAAATCACAACTGTTGGCTTCAACTCGTCATAACGAGTGAGTAGAACCTTATGAACACTTTCAAGAAGTTGAGGACGTTTTTCAGCACGGTCATGTAAACCGTATTCATCAATAATTAATAAATCTTTTTTTACATAGCGTTTTAGCGCTTCATCTTCACTATCACCACTACGGCGATAGGCACCCGCGATATCTTCAGCTAGATCTGCAGACGTAATGTAAATAGCTTCCCAGTTCTTAATGATGATATTTTTCAGAATTGATGAACCTAGATGTGTTTTACCCGTACCAGTACGGCCGACAAGAAGTAAATTTCGAAAAACACCTGAATTGAAATCCATAGTGAACTTTTCACAAGTTTTACGAGCTTTGTCTTGTCCTTTGTGAGTTACTGCATAGTTGCTAAAGCCGCTATTTACATGTCTTTTAGGGATACCAGCTCGAGCCATTTTCAAATTTAAAATACGATTGTTCTTATCGCTTTCATATTTTTCATTTGACTGCTTCATGATTTTTTCAACACAAGACTGACAAACGATTCGACCATGTACATTGATCATTTGTTCTTTGTGGATCTTACAGATCTGGTTTGTATGGGAAATTTTATATTCCAATTTTTGAGGCACTGCGTTCATATCAATTCACCCTTCACAGCTGTGTGAGCAACCGGTTCATATTTCTTTGGCGCGCCCCATTGATCATTTACATTGCGTGGTAACGATTGATGGTTTGACTGTTGACCGGTAGTCATTTCGGGTTTTTCGTTTAGGTACCAAGATGCTTTGAAGGCACCCCAAGGATTTTGTCTTTTCAAACAATATTCGACGGCTTGCTGCAGTGTGATTCCTGCTTTTTGGGCTTCATTCAAAAGTGCTTCAAAAGCGTTTTCGGTGTTTTGAGCTTTCTTGGCTTTACGAACTTGTAAGAACTCAGCAGCGTCTTTCTCAGGTACACCATTTTTTTTCAAAGCACTCTTGAAACTAAATTTTGTTTGAGTCGATGAATCAACTTCGCCAACGGCGGAGTTGTTATTACCTTCTGGATTCTGATTAAAGGTTTCAGGATTCAGTGAATCAGGATTCAGATTAAAGGATTCAGGATTCAGGGCGTTTTGGTCTGAGATAGAAACAGTTTTAGAACCGTTATCTAACTGTTCTTGTTTGTTCCCACTACTGTTTGCTTGATTCGATTCGTTATCTTGATAACTGTTTTCAACAGCAGAACCAGTATTTTGAGGGGCAAACGGTCCTGTTTTATCGTAAAAATGCTTTAAATCAGCTTTATTTAACTGAATTGGTTTTCCAACAATTGTTTTGTTTTTCGGGTTACGTTCATAGACAGTGTAGATACCATTACGGTCAGGTAATTCACTGTCTTTCTCTAGCCCGTGCGGGTTTTGATGTTTAACAAAGTTAACGATATGGATAACATCAATACCATCAGCGTTATATAACTCGATAAAACCGAACTTAGAAATGTTCTCTAACTGTTCTGCAACGTTTATATCGTCTGCAGGAAATAAAGACATTTTGATTTTCTTAGGTCGATTTTCGAGTCGGCCTTCGCGATCTGCTAAAGTCCAAAGCCCTATAAATAGCAATCGTGCTTCATAAGGTAATTCAATAATGTCTTCATTCATAAAGAATGAGGGCTTAATATTTCTAGATCTTGCCATTTCTTAAGCTGCCTCATTTTTGTTTGTATTTAAAAAGGGATTATTCGCTCGAGCAATTGCAGCCATAGGCAAAGGAGAAACGCTATTGCCACACATATGTACTTGGTCTTTTTTTGACAACGGTTTGCCGCAATAAATCGGATCGATGATGTAAGAATCTGGAAAACCTTGCGCTTTATAAAGCTCTCTTGGCTTAAGCATGCGTAAACGTATATCAACAATTACCCAAGGCTCTCCTTTGATCCATACAGTGACTAATGCAAGTCGATCTTTGGTCGTTAAGGTATCCATAGGTGCAGTGATGTCTCTTGCATCACCATTGCCGTAATAATTAATCAAGAAGGCCGCCACTCGTAAAGCACCCTCGAAATCGTCTTTACTTAGTTTTGCAGTTACTAAACCATGATGGCCGCCTTTAACTTGTGCACAAATCGTTGATAGTGGTTGATCTATAGACCAATTACGCTGTTGAGATGAATTGGCAAACTCAGTTAGAAACGGGGCTAAAATTGGACATACAAGTTGACTATGCCCACCATAGCTTGCAGTTGTGGTTGCAAGAGGCTCAGTAATGTTATGACCTATGCTTGTATTAAAATCACGGCAAATAAATGGAGTTGAAGAATTGACGAAATATGGATTTTCAGCATCAATCACAAATCGCTTCAAACCTTTCGCTAAACGTTTAAGTGTAGCTGGAACAAGTGGTCCTTTCGGGCGATTAAAAATGGAATTACCTAAATCAGACCAATCAATAGAATCTGCCGTAGGAATCCATTTACTCTGTTTAGCCTTAGGTTGTTTCGCAAAATACTGTTCAGGCCAAACTATTGGATTGCCATCACAACGGGCGATTAAAAATAATCGTGAACGAATTGTTCCCGCTCCAAAATCAGCAGCAACAATATTTGCACGCCATTCAACGATGTACCCAAGACCCTTTAATGTCTTTATAAATCGTTTCCAAGTTTGACCAATACGTTTTGGATCTGGGATCAAGAACTGTAAATTTCTTGGTACAACTTCACCAGGCTCTGCAATACGATTTACCAGCTTTCCATTTACTTCAATTTTTTCAACGGTTACAACACGGCCTGTTGCTTTGTCACGTTTTGCAATTAATGGTCCCCAATTAAGCATCTGGCGAACATTTTCCATGCTTATAACATCCGGTTTTACTTTCCCTGCAAATCTTGGGATAACCCATGCAAGATCTCTAATTTCTTTTTTCCGCGGTTGACCACCAGCAGCTTGAGAGTGATGAGTGCAATCAGGGCTTGCGTGAAACCAACCTACTTGATAGCCGTCACAAATCTCAACTGGATCAACTGCGAAAACATCCTGAACATAATGGATAGTATGAGGATGATTTGCTTCATGCATGGCAACAGCTTTAGGATTATGGTTTACAGCTACATAGACCGGACGATTAAGCCCCATTTCAAGACCTGTACTGGCGCCCCCTCCACCAGCAAAGAAATCAACAATAATTTTCTCGGAAAAATTCAAACCATATTGGGTTTTGAATAAACGTGTATTATCAAAACAAAACTTAGTGTTCATTCTTATCACCCCATATGTCCACAATGATTACAGTGATCAAAGTCATAGGGGTTGTATTGCCATACGATTTTTCCGCATTTTGGGCAGTTAAAACGTGTTTGAGGGTTTTTGACTCTTCTTTTGGCTCTTTTTAAGTGTTCAGGCTGTTTTAAGCCTGCTCCTTGAGTCATGATTCGTGGATTATATTGATTAAAATCAAAAGTCCTACGCTTTGCTTTTTCAGCTAAATGAAATGGGATAGCAATATACTTCTCATCAAGTTGACTTGCTTCATCTTTAGAAAAATATGAAGCCTTTTCAAAATCAGTTGATATGTCAAAAGAACTTTTATTCAACCAAAAAACATCATTTCCTGAATATTTCCCTTGAACGAAAACAGCATATCCAAAAACACTATCGATAATTTGAGTGCTATTTGGAATTGTTTGGTGATCAACTTTCCATACAGCTAATGCATCAACATGATCAGCAGAAATTGGACATTCAAACTCTCTAGCATGATTGAAATGACGCTGTGCTTCATCTAATGTACAAACATATGCTTGATCAATATCAGTGTGATAACCTGCAAATTGATGACGATGAAAACTTACATTTGGTCCGACATTATCTCTAAAGCATGCGATGTAAAAACGATCTCTCATGCTGCACCTTCCTGAGCTGGTTTATACAAGCTCACTTGTTCAGCAAAATTCCATGCACGTTTACAGATATTATTTAAAGACGAGCGGCGTTCATCTAACCATTGTTCACGCCATTTATTTTTCTCAGCTGGATCTTGAATTAAGTCATAAGCTTTATAGAAAGCAGTACGGTCAAGATAAGAACCTAACAAAACACTGTTAAAGCTATTTACCAGGTCAAACTTTTCTTCATTTCGAACTTGAATATAAGTTTCTTTAAAATTCAACCCAAAAATAGAAACAAACCATTCGTCATGCCCACCAAAAATAAAGAATGGAACATCAAGGTCGTTTTCAATTCCTTTTGCACAGTATTGACCGTTTCCAAGTACACAAGTAACTAAAGCAGCAATTTTTAAATTTGGCGCTTCAAATGTACATTTATCACTAGGATTTATTAATTCAAAAATCATTGTTCAGTCCCAACCTCAATTCGTAAATCTAAGAAAGCTTGGTTAACTGGACCTACGTAGCGTGACCAGCCAAAGTTTTCTTGCCAAAACCACCAATTGTTCTGTTCGTCACGCTTCCACGGCGTTCCCTCAGAATCAGTGTGATTGGTTCCTAACGGCCAAACCTTTTTTTCTGAAGTCATGAAATCTCCTTTTGTGCATTGAATGCACGATCTAGAAATTTCTCTTCATCGGTTTGAGTGTTTACGATTTGATGCGGGGCATCTTGATTTATAAGACAAGTTGAGCACTGTTCTTCTTTAAAATCAGTGCATTTGCCTGAGCAGGGATGATTTGCTAAATTACTCACGTTCATTCTTCCAAGGGTTTGAACAGCCATAGACCATTTCCTGTTGGCGCAGGGAGTGGTTTTTTAATATCCGAGTTCTTCATTAATTCCAAAGTCTTCAATGTCATCTTGAAAAAGATCATCGACTGAACCTAGGCGTCCCATATAAGCCTTTGATAGATTCAAAAGCGCTGCCAACTTTTCCTTGTGAATTAACTTGTATTTCTTCGGTACGATTTTTAATTCAAGCAAATCCAACATTGCGCAAACATTCTCAATATCTGACAAGCCATTGTTTTTCTTGTCATTTTTAAATCTTGAAAATGTAGTTGGATCTAGCCCCAACTTTTCAGCAATCTGGGAGTTATTACTGTTTGCAAGAATGCGTAAAACCCTTGTAATGCTATTTCTCGCACTTGCACTCAATTCGGTTGATACTTTGCTCATGGTTTAGTTCCTAAGCGGTTAATTGTTTTGAACAATATTCCTTCCATAAATTTTCTAGTTTTCTTCCTAGATCATATGAAAGGCGTTTCCCACATAACCCGCGCTCTAAATCACTAACGTAATTCTGTGAGCACCCGATTTCTGCGGCTATAAATGTCTGAGTAAGACCCTTTTCCCTTAACTCAGAGATCATCTTCTGCCATTGATTCATGGGCGGTCTCCGATAATTTTTATTAAATATATAGGTTTTCCGATATTTATTCAATAGCCAAACCGATTGAAATATGTATCAGAATTCCGATAGAAGTAACGATGGACAAATTTATGGCTACTTTGGGCGAAAACTTAAAAGCAATTCGCAAAGCTAAGAAAATGACTCAAAAAGAACTGGCTATGAAGTCAGGTGTCAAACAATCTGTAATTTCTGATCTCGAAACAGGGAATGCCAAATCGACAGGCTCTATACTTGAGCTGGCTACCGCACTTGGTGTTACCGCAGAAGAGCTAAAAAAAGGAATTGTCAGTAAGTTTGACAATAATGTTGAGCCTATAACTAAAAAACTAATTCCCGTTCTTTCTTGGGTGCAGGCAGGGACAATGACATCAGTAGAAGCTATCGATCCTAATAAAATAAATGAATGGTTGCCACCACTTAGTGCAGATGATCCAGATGGTTGTTTTTATTTGAGAGTAGTTGGAGTAAGTAATTCCCCTAGATATGAAGAGGGAGACTACATTTTAGTTAATCCAAACTATCAAGTTTGCGATCTAATCGCTGATGACCTCATCGTTGTTAGAAATAATTCAGACGCAACCTTTAAGAAGCTTGTAATTGAAAGCGACCAGCGCAAATACTTGCAAGCATTAAACCCCAACTTCCATCCCAATATTATTGAATTTGAAGATGGTATGGAGCTCGTAGGCTTAGTTATTGATGCATTTAGACCATTAGGCGGATCACGTCCAAAGCGTGTTAGAAAAAGTTAAATTAAGGTTTTAGGTGATATATGGACAATTCAAAACTACCAATCAACCAGATTATTGCTCGTATCAATGATGCAGCTAAACATGGTGAAGCTTTGGTGCTGACTGCTGAAGAGGTAAAGATTCTTTCTAAAGATATTGGCGACAAGGTCTTTATTCCTGTGCTTACTAATGAGCAGGTCGTGCAGTTGGTAAAAGAAGGAAAGCTAGGCCAGAAAATTAATAACACCAAAGATTAATAAGCTGTGAACCCGACACAGTCTTTTAAATGTGGGGTATATCACTTATTAGATAGTAATATTTATTGATGTTTTAGTGTGTAATGTGTAGATTGCCAATAGTTTTTATAGTAGATATTGGGATTATGCAATATGTCTAATATTGAGCAAGATACACGTTTTATTGTTAACAATAATTTGATTAACAAGGGCTGGATCTTGGACATTCAAGATCCAAACAAAAATGTCTTTTTTGAATCAGATATCTTAAGAATTGTTAATAATGAGTTTCTCAAGAAAAGTAAAAAAAGACCCGATTATGTTCTTTTCGATTCACAAAATAAGCGGCCAATCGGTGTAATTGAAACGAAATCAGGTGGAAAAAGCTTAACAAAAGCACTGGATCAGGCAACCGAATATGCTGAAATGCTTGATGCACCTTTGATATTTGCAATGAATAATGGTTTCTGCGAAACACGGCATTTGTATACCCAAAAACCATTATTTATTGATGAAAATGAGGTTAATGAATTAATAAGAGTAAATGAAGCTAAAGAGTTCATATTGCAGGAAACAAATGGTATTTATATTACACCTAAAGAAATTTTAGTCTCTCGCAAAGAGTTAATTAATGTTTTCAAGAAGTTAAATAACTCACTAAGAGGTGAAGGTTTAAGAGCTGGTATAGAAAGGCTTTCAGAATTTGCAAACATTCTTTTTTTAAAATTGTATACAGAGAATGCTAATACAGGTATTTGGAATTCTCTCAAAAGTCTCGATAATGATTTGCTAATTAATACAACTAATAACATACTACAAGATATTGATAGACAATATGGTGCTTCTGTTTTTACAAATTTACAGCTAACCAACCCTGTTGCTGTTAAAGAGATGATCAAAGAGTTGGATAAGTTAAAACTCTCATCAATAGATACCGATATTAAAGGAGATGCTTTTGAGTATTTCTTACAGCAAGCTACAGCAACTAATAATGACTTAGGAGAATATTTTACTCCACGTCACATAACTAAAACCATTGTTAACTTAGTCAACCCTAAATATGGTGAAAAGATCTATGACCCTTTTTGTGGGACAGGTGGTTTTTTAACAGAGGCATTTGATCATATAAAAGATAACACTTTAATTGCAAACAATAGTAGTGAAGAAATCAAGCTTAAACATAATACTATTTTTGGAAGAGAAATTACCTCAAATGCAAAACTCGCAAAAATGAATATGATTCTGCATGGGGATGGGCATAGTGGAATTTGCCAGATAGACACACTTCAAAACCCTATTGAATCTGAATATGATGTGGTTATAACCAACATGCCATTTTCTCAAAAAACTTCTTATTCTCACTTATATGAGAATAAGTTAGCTAAAAACGATGGTGATGGAGTATGTGTTCTACATTGCTTTAAAGCAACAAAAAAAGGAGGGCGAATGGCATTAGTAGTACCTGAAGGCTTTCTTTTTAAAGCCGCTTTAGCTCCAGTAAGGAAGTATTTATTTGAAAACGCCCAACTAAAAGCAGTAGTTTCACTTCCAAAAGAAGTTTTTCTGCCATATGCAAAAGTTAAAACCAATATACTCTACTTTACCAACTGTCATAATGGTAGAACAAATTCTGACGTTTTTTACTACAATGTGACAAATGATGGCCTAAGTTTAGATTCTTTCCGTAGAAAAATTGACGAAAATGATTTAAAAAATTTAGATTTTGCTGATTTAAATAAGAGCGACTTTGATAAATATTATAATGAATTAGGTTTCTTAAAAGTTAATCCAGAATTAATCAGAAGCAATGATTATATTTATAATTATGCTCACTATAGTAATTCACATATAAAATCAAAATTCCCAACTATAAAACTAAAAGAACTCCTATCCTTGTCTGGCAAAGTCAAAGTGGGAGAGGATACAAATATACCTATTATGAGTATCACTATGGAACATGGCTTAATTGATCAGCATGAGAAATTTAAAAAACGAGTCGCAAGTTCTGATATTTCTGGGTATAAAAAGGTTTTTAAAAATGAACTTGTAATGGGGTTCCCTATAGATGAAGGTGTTCTAGGATTTCAAAAATATTACGATGCTGCTGCCGTAAGCCCAGCATACAAAATCTTTAGATTAAAACGAGAAGTTAATGTAGAATATTTGGATTTGATTTTGAGATCTAATTCTCTAAGAAAAATATACAAAAGTAAAATGCAAGGCAGTGTAGAGAGACGACGCAGTATTCCTGATGAAATGTTTTTGAATATTGAGATCCCGAATCCTCCTGAAGAGGTTAAAGATCAAATAGTAAAACAACATAAACTAATAAAGGAAATTGAGAATAGTCTCAAGGAAAATCAAAAAAAATTGCGTCTAAAGACAGAAGCATTATGGGAACTTCCTCAAAATTACAACTAATCCCCCCTTCGAACCCACCACCACGGTGGGTTTTCTTTTGTCTATTAAAGCATAAAAAATCGGATTTTCTATAAAAATATCGGATTACCTATTGACTAATAATATCGGAAATGCGATATTTATCTCACAGACAACAAAAAAGCACACCGCCCCTCCCCAGGTCCGATGTGCTTTTGCAAAACTGCGAGATCAATTATGAACGTAAAAGCTCCTCCTTTCAACTCATTTGCATTTGTCAGCATGGCTGCTCTTGCAATTTCTGGTGGTTCTTTAGTTGCTTGCCAATTGCAGCCAGCTTTCCAAACAAAAGAAGTACCTACTCTTTTTACACCTAAAATTCAACCAAGTACTTACGGTGTGTTAACCGCGAAAATCACAGGTAAAGATTCTGGCGTTGCCGTCATCAAATTAGATAGCTTCCGTTTAAACGTTAGCTTTGATTTTGAAGCCTATCCAGACAGCTACGGCGTTCCAGGTTCTGAATTCACCGCTGTTGATATTACCCAACTCACTGTAAATGAAATCACTGACATTAATGGTAAGTCATATAACGATTTCACCGAATTTGAAGACATCCGAAACATCAATGGTCTTCTAAAAGGCTTCATCGAACGTAACAAGTTGGTGGAGGCTTAAAGATGACTAATTTCAAAAAGCACCCTGATGGCTACATGTCATTTTTAGGCCGTGATGATAAGGGCCTCTACTCTGTTCGCATTGGCTGGCAAGTGTACGCATCTAATGCTAATGGCTCAGTTCTTTACAAAGTTAAAGACGGAGTTAAGACGCCTTTAAATGTGTTCAGGTTCCAAACTTCTTATCCAAAAGTTTGGAATGAACTCACCCAAGAAATCGATTTTCAGCGCAGAAAGCAGCTCGCTATAAAACTGCGTGAAACAAACATCCCTACCTATGACCGCAAAGCTTATAAAACTAAGCGCGGCTTCACTGGCTCAAGATGAGGATAAGAAAAATGGCGTTACCGATTATTACTGCTGACCAAACTTTATTGGTTCAAGCAATTATTGTGTACCTATACGCTGATCCGGGTTTAGGTAAATCATCGATGGGCTTTACTGCGGAAAAAGCAATTTCTTTTGACTTTGACCGTGGTGCTCACCGTACTGGTGAATTACGTCGTGGTGCGGTTGTACAGGTTCAACAATGGAGTGATGTTGCAAACCTTACTCCGCAGGACTTAGCACCATATAAAACCGTAGTCATTGATACCGTGGGTGCAATGCTTGAATGCATTAAAACCCACCTGTTACTTACGGCAAATAACCGTCAAAAAGATGGTTCTTTAAAGTTAAAGGCTCAAGGTTTAGCGAACCAAACGTTCAAGCAATACATCAATACTTTGATCAGTTTAGGTAAAGATGTTGTTTTCATTGCACACGCATCAGAAGATCAAAACGGTGATCAAATTATTTACCGACCAGATCTAGGTGGTAAAAACCGCAACGAGCTTTACCGTATCGCAGATGTCATGGGTTATCTAACAACTGTTACTACTGGTGAAGGTAAAAATGCCCGCGTTATTAATTTCAAACCTTCGCCTACACATCATGCGAAAAACTCTGGTGCTTTAGGCGGTGAAACCGGTGAAGTATGGGTACCTGATCTTAAAGCACACCCTACTTTCTTGGCTGACCTGATTACTCAAGCTAAAGATCACATTAACACCTTAACGCCTGCACAACTTGCAGCAGCTAAAGCCCAAGAAGAGCTAGAAAACTGGAAACAAAGCTGTGAAGAAGCTGAGCATGCAGGTGACCTTAATCAATTAACTGAGTCGCTTGATAAAGAACACATGTATTACCAGAACATGCGACAAGCAATGTTAATGAGAGCTAAAGCATTGAATTGCACGTTTGATAAGCAACGTGGCACTTGGATTAGTCCACCAGAATTTAACGGTATCTCAGATCAACAAAGAGATGAACTTCAAAACTTTATTGCTGAACGTGGCCTCGATGTAAAAACAGTTTGTGAGCATTTAGGTATCGATGCCCTTATTCAAATTGAAGCTGCAAAGCTACCAGCAGTGAAACAAGAAATTGAAACCTTAGCGAAAACGGGGATGACAGCATGAAAAATATTTTAACTGCTCAAGAAGCATTTGCAGCACTTCAAAAAGGTAAAACTGTTCTATGTCGTCCTATTGGAGACATGTTGGACTTTTCTGACTTAGATCAATTCCCCGCTTCTGTTTTTGGTAAACCGGGTTTTGAATTCTGCATCAAAATCGAAACTATTGAGCTGGCTGGCATTACATTCACAAAGCCATTAACTATTGATGAATATGAGGAAGGACAGGATGTTTTTGTAATTACTACATATTCGCCTTCTATTTACGTCGTGAATTTTAGAACCACCGCATTAATTGAATCTATTAATAGCGGCTTTGTTCAACGTGATGCAGAAAACGCCAAGCTTCAATTAAAAGCACTATCTAAAGCGTTAGGTTTTGAAGTTAGTGACGATTTTAGTGTTATTCGCCTAGGTGACGAACCAAAGAAACAGCGTGCTAAGAAATCAAAAGGTGCACAGACAGTAGTTGTAGAAAAGACTTCTGAAATTGTTGATGAAGTTAAACAACCTACAATTGTTATTACTGAGCAAACAAATGTAACTACTTCTGAAGACTCATTGGTGCAATCCGAAGATATTTCAGAAAATATAGGATCAGCTTTAGATAGTGCGATTGTTATTACAGAACAACCTTATGTGTCTTCACCTGAAGATTTTTTAACTCAGCCTACACCTGAGCAAGAAAAAAACAATGAGTATCAGCAAACCCTAGATACTCTTCTACAGCGTGTAAAAGAGTCAAAAACACCTGCAGAAGTAAATGCGGTTTATCGTTATACCCGCACATGGGATGACGAACAAATGAAGCCTATCCTTCTCGCCACTCACAAACGTCTTGAAGAGCTAGAAAAAGAAAAGGCATCTGCTAATGAGCCACCCTCTTTAATGGTTCAAATCCAAACTGCACCAGACCTTACAACGCTAGATGCTTTGGAAATAGACGTGGCTGCACGAGATCCGCAGATTCAACCGAAGCTAATGGGGTATGTGAGAAAACGCCGCTATGAATTAGAGAATCCTACACCTACTCAACAAGAATCTACCCCTGATTATTTATTAGTGGACGGTTTCTAACATGAAAGATCAGTACAAGAAAGTGAGCCAAAAACACATGCTTGGTTTTATGTACTACTTGCAATTGCTGGGCTACGTAATAGTCCGGCAAGGCATGGACCAAGCAATGTTTCTAACAAAGCATTATGCGGTACCAGTTGCTTGGCGGCGCATAACGATCGACTATCACAACCGATTAAATAAACCTGCCCAGCAGCTTTATAGAGAGTTTGTTGAGTGGACTAAAGAAGAATATTTGAGGGCTTAAAAATGTTTGATTTGAATAAGGAAAGAGAGGCTTTTCTAAATACCTTCCAATATTACAAAGGAAGAAGAGACATTATTTTTAGTCATGAGCATGAACTGTTTATGACTAGATCAAACAATCCTTCTGAAATTGCTCAGAAAGAAATAAGCAACATGAATAGCCGTTGGGATGCTTGGCTTAGATGTGCAAAGCATCGTGATGCAGAGCTAGAAAAAGCCAAAGCTCAGTCGGTGCCAGAGGGTTATGTTCTTTTACCAAGAGTTCCAACAGAAAAGATGTTCCAAGCATACGAACGATATTCAGTCGCGCCGATGTCGACGCTGAGTAAAACCGGATATAAGGCAATGGTTGAAGCAGCAGGTGATCAAAATGAAAGCTCTTAAAATTACTTGGCTTGATGCTTGCTCTAATTGTGGTTTTGGCGACTATGCAGAAATAACAACTGAACGTGGCATTGGGTGCTACTTGTGGAATGGGGACAAGGTTCAGTGTCCTAATTGCAATCACAAGGGTGAAATAGAATGTGATTCAGGGTTTGCCTTTGTCAATTGGTATGAAGTTGAAGAAGCAAGCGAATCGGGAGCTGAGGGATGAATGCACAAATTTTAGATCCATGCTGCGGTTCAAAGATGATGTGGTTTGATCGAAACAACCCAAATGTAGTGTATGGAGATATTCGAAAAGAAGAACATACATTATGTGATGGTCGTACCTTAGTGATTGAACCAGATGTATTAATGGACTTTCGCAAAATGCCTTTTAACGATGAGCAATTTTCTTTAGTCGTTTTTGACCCTCCCCATCTTGTGCAAGCTGGAAAGAAAAGTTGGTTAGCTGCCAAATATGGAAAATTGTCACAGGATTGGCGTGAGGATATACAAAAAGGTTTTTCGGAATGCTTCCGTGTTTTAGTGAAAGGTGGAGTTTTAATTTTCAAATGGAATGAAGCACAGATCAAAGTTAGTGAAATCTTAGAGCTAACAGATCAAAAGCCATTGTTTGGCCACATTAGTGGAAAGCGCAGCAATACACATTGGATTACTTTTATGAAAGCGGAAAATAAGGAGGGGTAAATGTTAAAAGATCTGAGAAATCTATCTGATGCAGAGCAACAAGAATATTTGGATCGCTTCATAATGGCTAATGAAGAACAGAAGTTCCCTCAAGAAGTTGTGGCGCTTTATTTAGATTGCTCACCATGGACATTAGCCAGAATGCGTTGTGATCAATCATCACTGCCTTTTTCGAAAATTGGAAGACGTGTTTCATATAAAAAGAAAGACGTTTTAAAGTATGAGCAAAGCAGGACTGTGCTTAATACAGCGCAACTTGCAACTGTATAAGGATTCAGTTAAGAAATAATTGTAGTTTCCATGATAAATATTGGGTGACAAATAATTAAAATTGCAAAAAGTTTTAGTTGACACTTTTCAAAATTTGCAATAAATTTTGATTGCCCAAATCTCTTTAGGACTTAATTATGGATTTATCGAAGAATCCCCCTCCAAGCTATTATGATGCATCACTGAATGATGAAACATTAAGCTTTTTTGCTAACCATATGCTAGAAGTTTTTTCACAAACTACTCAAGATCTTAGTAGAAAAGATGATGATAATTACACTATCAGTTGTGCAATTTTTGGAAGA